CGACTTCACGCTCACGCAAATCTAGCTCGCGCATTTTTACTTCCATCTGCAACTCCGCCTTCACTTGCTCGCGGATTTGTTCCGGCGATTGCTGCTCACTCGCTTGCCTCAGCACTTCGACCACTTGCTTCTTGCGCGGCAAGTCCATCAAGTCGATGAGGAACGGCATCGTCGCCTGCTGTAGTTGAGGCGGCATCGACTTGATGGTTTCGGATAGTGATTGGAGTTGCTGCGCGCGGAATGATGAAGTACTTGGTACGTCCTCTAAAGCTACTTTAATCCTGGCTCGCTGCACGTCATTGCTCAGGTAGGGTGTTCCAGTATGCGGGTTCATCTCTGGTTTGTTGAGGACGATTGTGCGCTCAGGATTGATGGTGTCGCCCTCGACGACAATCGTTTGCTCTTCTTCGCCCATGTCGTGCGTGATGAGTGCCATGAGTAGCTCGCCAACAAGTTTACGAGCGTCCTTAAAATTGTCAATCAGATCGGCAATGGAAACTTGCGACTGCTCTAGCTGCGTCTGCTCCTGAACTCCCGACGTTGCTGTGCCTTTCTGCCCAAGGAATGAGGCCGATACGCCAGACACTCGCTCAATGGCGCGGCGGCTGTCCTCCATGAGGTGAAAATGCTGATCCATGAGTTGAAAATCACGAGAAACATTGAACTCTGATCCAGGCAGAGCCATGTGCTGTTGATCGAGAATTATATCTGCGTCAGGTCTGGCAGACATGATACGAAACTGAGCATCAGTCATGGCCACGGCGCCATTGGTGCGCGTCGTGAGGCTGGACGACATGCCCCAGCGCAGCTTACTGATGCTCGCGTTCAAATTGTCCTGCGGGAAAATCATATCCCGGACAAGGCCGAACGGCACGCCCGTCATGTCCTCTTTGTATCCAATCATGCGGACGTATGGGAATTTGTCGTGCGGATGTGGAGTCTGGCCGTCGTGTAATTTGTGTGGCCCCATGAAGTACGCCATTCGCATACGCGGGATAATTTGCTGCTCCAGTACGCCGCGTTTGGCTTGTAACACAGCTTGGTGCATGGGGTTGGTCTTGTCGTACTCAACCGTTCGTCCGTTGTGTGCCCGCAGGATAACGACGGTCTGCCAGCGGCGATACCATAGCTCAGTAATGCAAACCTGCTGATTTTCGATGTTGTACCAATGGTCTTCTCCGACTGTCCATGCTCGCTCTGTGTCCATTGCTTGCTGCAATCCGGTACTCTGTCCGCCGTCGAACAGCACGCCGGACACTTCGCCGACCCATTTATCATGCGACGTGAGGATGATTTGTTCATGCTTGGGGAACATGCGTGCCGCGCGTTGACGATCAATCCAGCGGCGGCGGTACATCCAGCGGCAGTCGGACAGGTCGTCTTCCTGCCCTTGCATATCCCACCAGATTTCATTCCGGTTGACTGCGCGGCACTTGTACGGGAACTCAATCGTGTTTGATGCGCGTGTGACTTCTACCCATCCGATGCCTACAGCGGCGGCGGGTTTGAACGCATCGCTCAGTGCTTTATCAGCGCCTGAATGCCGCTCTGCCTGATTCAGCTTGTAGTTCATTGCATCCGCAATGTCCTGTCCCTGTGGGTCGCCGTCAGGAGTTACGCGCCAGTCCGTCCGCGTTTTGGCTTCGTAACCACACACGGCGCGGATAGCGGGGCCGATGACATTTTCCTTGGCTGGCGGGATTCCGAGCAAGCGCTGCCGCTCAAGCAGGTCGGACGAAAGCTGATTACCGTCTGCGTAGTCGATTTCCCGGTCTGCTGTAGCTCGCCATGCGGGCTGGTATATGGCTTCCCGAACAATCTGCGCCCACTCGTCTTGCGTGATTGGCTCGTCTTCTGGCATCAGGTCGGTGTCGTATGTGGGTATCATTTACGTTCTCCAATCCGGTGGCGGGGGCATTTCGTAGACGGGGGTGTCGTCGTTACGCATAAGTTCAATCGACTGCCCGATGTATCGCGCCATGTCTGCGCCGTGGCTGTATTCGTCGTGTAGTGGTGCGTTTGCTTCGCCGGTCTTTACGAGGATGTCGCGTCGGTAGCGTTTCAGGCACTCGACAAGTCGCGTGGTTTTTCCAGCATCAAAGTACATGCGGGGGAAGATCATCCGTAGGGCTTTGATGCCTTCCTCGATACCGGCCTGAGCTAGTACGATTGGCCGCCTGCCCATTTCCTGCAAGAGCTGCTCGGTGGATTTTCCTGTTTGGAAATTCTTTGCCCGGCCATCGTGCGGGATGAAGTCGTTGCCGTAGCGGTACGGACGCTTTTCGATCTGCGCTACATACCAATCCAGTGTGCGGTGCGAGTCCTCGATGTAGTCAATGACGCGGATTTCTGCGTGCGTTTTCTGCACAAAGCCGATGGTCATCGAGTCGTTCCAACCTAAATCCCACACCGTATGCACGGGGATGGCCGGGTCGTATGGCACGTTGCGAATGCGCCCATCATCAATGAGCGATTGCATTTCATGGCGGTAGATCGAACCGGCGGCCACGGTGCGCGCCTTGCCTTCCCAGATGTGCTGATAGTCGGCCTCGTCCATCGTGCGCTGCGCCTTAACTCGCTCTTGCTCCAATACTTCCGGGAACCACGGGTTGTCGCGCCAGTTAATCGGGCAAACCCACGTGTCCTCGTCGGCGTTGATGATAAAGCGCTGATACGTTTCGTCCGTGTCCATGTCCGGGTTGAGCGTCAGCCATATTTCGGAACCATTGGCGCGGATGGTCGGGGTGAGCGTATCCCATGACCGCTTCGACACGCTCTGCGCCTCCTCTACCCAGACAACATTCACGCCTTCAAATGACTTGATTGAATCAACGGTGTGCGACTGCAATCCTGCAAAAACGATGAGCGAACCGTTAATGCCGCGTATTTCTGTATCCAGCGCGGTATAGAACGCATCGAGACCAAGCGCGGTTATCTGGTCTTTCAGCAAGCGGTGTACTGAATCCCGCATGGATTTCTGCACCTCACGCGCACAGAGTATGCGCAGCGGTGATTGTGCTGCGAGTATCAGTAATGCCCTGGCCGCTGCCCAGCTTTTACCCGAACCGCGACCGCCGTGCATGACTTTGTACCGCTTCGGGCTGAACAGCGGTTTGAGCTTTGGGGGGAACTTGGCCTCAATCACCGAACGTCACCGAGACAGCGGGGAGTGCGTTGTTGATCTGCACGTTGGTTTGGTTGTCGGGAGCTTTTCCTAAGATGCAATCACGCTGCCTGGCTACAATCTCAGATGCGTGGCGAATATCAGCCATTGGCATATCAGGCTCGGCCTGCACGCGATTGACTGCCGTGCTCGAAAGAATAACCCCGACTTTGTTAAAGAAATTCAGGTGGCGGATGCGTTCATCAACAATCTCGTTATGCACATCAATCGCCTGTTTCGTTAGAGTTGCTTTTGCGGACTGAACCCGCACTGCATCGTCGATTAGTTGTTTCTTTTCGTTTCCTTTCAGCCATCCTTCGGCATTGGATTTTTTGCTAAGTTGTGACTTACTAATGCCTGTCTTATCCACCATTTCAGACAATGATAACCCAGCCTCAAAATACTCTCGCGCCTTGCTCCATTCTTCTGGCGTTGTTTTGATGTTAGCCATAAACAACCTCATCAATCGTACACATCGCATCATCAATGTACTGAAGATCAACTTCATTCAGCCTGAACCATTCTCCCCTAATTCGTTTTTTATGGAAGAAGGCGTGGAGCATTGACTCTACGGCTACTGGGTTGGCGACTTTGTAGAATTTTAATGCGTACAGAAAATATGGACACCCTGTTTGCATGGCCGCTATTCTGCTTTCTATTGAATTTGTCATCCCGATCTTGTATATACACTCAAACTCTTTTGCAGTGACGATATACACAAAGCATGGATCAGGCGTTGATATTATGCCTCTGTTTGGCGGGAGAGCTTTTCTTACAATTCCCTTGCACAATTTGTTGATTGTTGCGGGTGATAGCTCGTACTTTTTCGCAAGCCAATTTTGGCTCTTGCCGACGTTGTAGTCTGCAATGATGCGCTCTTTAATCTCATCCGTAAGTTTGGCCATCACACACGCCCCATAGCCGCATCAAGTGCGGCTGCTGTATCTGCAAAATACGGTATCGTTTTCATGCTGCCATATTGCAGGTTTCCTGCTACACATCAAGTCTTTGGCCATGTATAAGCAAGCCAGTCCGAAACGATAAGAAAGTCTGATGTGTTTTCGTGCGTAAATGTGTTGCATCTTAATTGTGTGTGTATATAATTACCACATCGAAGCAATAACGCGACGATACAAAAAGAGGATTAGATCATGAGCATTTCAGCTAACCAAGAATTGAAGGACTTACGAGACAAGATGCGCAAATTAAAGCGCATCATAGAATCTACATCGGTCTATGACAGGAGGCACGATGAGATGGAAAAAGAGGTAGCGGTGTTGAAAGAAGCAATAAAAATTGCTCGCGCTGTTTTATGAGTAGCGAAAAGAACCCACGCGGCGCAGGCCGCAAACCAACTATCGCCAAGGATGGCGGAAAGCGGATTAACGTCTACTTGGATGCTGAGTCGATTGCTCTCGCAGCCAAGATAGGCGAAGGTAATGTGAGCCTTGGCATTCGCAAGTCGATTAACAACAAAACAGGAAACACAAATGACCAGCTTTGAAATCATTTTCGACAACGGTGGCGGCGCTACCCTCCAAGTCAACGGCACAGAATATGTCCACAACTACGACGACATGCAGCAACTCGCGGACGATGTACGCACACTGGTTGATGGTGCTAACGTAGCTGACTGGGACGGCAACGAGCCGGAGTGCTACATCGACGATGAGACGTACTGGGAACACGCTCAAAATGGCGCTTATTGCGCCATCGACCAAGACACGTGGA